TAGTTGGTCGCGATGCAATCCTCGCCAGTTGTCAGCGGGTAGTGATGGATGATGTTTTGAAAGTCAGGCAAGACGATCGATGCGCCTGTACCAAATGCGCCGAGTTCCTCGTACATCTGATGCATTGCGCGGTATGTGTTGGACCGCTGGAACACCATCTGCATGCGACGCGTGGTGTCATCGAGCCACACCTTGACCGGCTGATACTTGTTGAGTTCAGGGTCTGCTGTGGCCAGACGGAACCATGGTCGTGCTGGGCTTGTTGCACCAGCCATCATGCCAGCGCCTAGCACGCGCAGTGAGCGTGTGCCGGTGTTGTCGTAGATGTTGTTGTGACGGCGCCATCCTTTGTCACGGTCCTGGACGAAGTATCGGCCATTGCGTGGCAACAGGTAGGTTGTGATCTCTTGCCAGTGCGCCCACCAGGATGCACGCTCCGACTTGAGTTGACCCCAGCGCGTGAACAGTTTGTCCCGTTCTGGGGCGTTTGCATACGACTGTGCGTCGCTGGGGAATTGACTCATGGTTTAACCGCCGAGAAGTGTGTTTTTGCCGAGCGCCAACTGTTGAGGGTCGATGCCCTGCGGACCAGTCAGCATCGTGCCGCTTTGGCCACCGCCTGCGCCCATTTCAGCATCAGCCATTACAGCCTGCGTGTCTGGTCGGCGTTGGTTTGCCTTGTTGATGTTTTGCTGTGAAGTCGCCGCCGCCTCTTTGGCTTGCGTCAACTGTTGCGTCTGCGCTACCTCTTGCTGGCGCATTGCATCCTTCTGTCGGTCCTTGGCTTGCTCGCCACTGTAGACCGCATATGTGGTTCCGACTACTGCCGCCACTGCCGCTGTTACACCCATGATGATCTCCTTTAGATCTGAATACTGAAGATAATGTCCTGCACACCGTAACCAAGGCGAGGCATCATCTTCTCCAGCGGCGTGCCTTGTTTGGCATGCCACAGCATCAGACGGGCGCCGCGCTCTTTTGCCGCCTTCTCCGTTGCACGGATCAGTTGCAGTCCAAGTCGGCCACTCCTCTTGCCTTCAGTCACAAAGAGCAAGTCGTTGCTACATGTTATGAGGTCGGCATAGTGAAGATGATTCGTCACGATATTCACCGAGTAACCCACAACCTTTTCGCCCTCAAAAGCGGCGAGGATCAACAGCATGCCGTTGGCCTCTGCGGCTCGGTACTTTGCCTCATCGGGCTTGAGCACCATCACCTGCTTGTTCAGGGCAATCTCTTCCCAGTGTTCTGAGAACAATTCACTTGCATTCGCAAGCATCTCATCGACATTCGAAAGTCGGATTTCAGTCATGGGTTCCCCACTATTGACGCCACAGTAGTGGCTACATTATCGGATACGGGTACCTTGCGCATCGGGAAGAGCGGCGTGACCGCGTCGATGATGATGTGTATGCGGTCGGTATCGCCGTCGTTTCGCGCTGAGTGTCTGACCTTGTGATCAAACCACCATGCCTCACCAGGTGCGATGTGATGCGTCTCGTCGCCTGCTGTCAGCGTCGCCTTGTCTGTGCCAGTGACGGCCACATGAAAGCGGGCATAGTGGTCGGCATAGGTGCCCTCGTCAATGTGCGGCGTGATGATGCCACCAGGCCTGAGTTTGACAATGAGCACGCGACCCAACTCTTCGACCTTGAGCACATCGGTGAGCAGTGGCCGCAGGATCGGGACCAAGACATCGGCCAGCGTGTCCATGACCGGGTAGTCATACGCGCCAGTGTCGAACATGTAAAAGTAGGGCGTGAACTTCAGCGGCCCACGCGGATAGATGCAATGTGTGTCTTTATGTGCCGTGCCGGTGTACTCCTGGCGTGCGGTGATCTCGTCCCACAAGTGCGGCATGGCCTCAAGCCTGGCCAACAAGGGCTGGACATCGATGCCGGTGGCCACGCGCTCAAAGTTTGCTGTACGGGTCATACTCTTCCCTCTTGTTGTAGCGGCCCAGTTCCTGCATGATTGATCGCTTGGGCGTGTCCATCAGTGCCAGGCAGTAGGCCGAGGCGTAGTCAGGTGATCGCCCGATCTTGTCGAGGATCTCTTCACGGCTGGCCACGGCCACGGTCTGGCCCACCAGTTTCCAGGTCGGTGCGCACAAGTCAGCCAGCAGGCGTTGATCTGGTGGCAACGCAATGCCGGTGTTGTTGGCTGGGTCGAGCGCCTCACGCATGCGCCACCACAGTTCGGATCGTTGGTTCTTGAAGCGCAGGCGCCCAGACTTGTCCAGGCCCAGGGCTGACTCGGCCACATTGACGCCCAGCACCTGCTGGCCCATCTCGTTCAGGAAGTCATACGGGCTGGACCCGACGCCAATCACATCGATGTGGATCGGGGCGCGGTCACGCAGTGCAGACACCACCAGGCCAGCGATCGTCGGGCCATCGGGTGTGGCTGTGCCAGGGTAGGCCAGTGCCTCATCGAACCACATGCCATGGCGTCTGGCCAGGATCGTGTTGTCTTTGCCGCCTCGGGCCACATCGACGCCCATGCTGTCCATCGGCGCCAGCTTGTCAGGACGCTTCCAGCGGGCCATAGCGGCCTCTGCCCATGCCGTGGGCACCACCTGCCAGGGATCGTCCTCCATGCCTGCCTGGAAGTCGCCATAGAGCATCTGTGAGCGCAGTGGCTCGGGTAGTGATTGAAGTTGTGCCATGTAGCCTGTCCCCATCAAGTAAGGGTTATCACTGATTCGTGAGGGGATGAAGGTGCGCGAGAGCGGCGTGATCACTTCACCGTTGTGAGTAAAGGGTTTACCCGAATCGACCTCGACATCCTTGCCGTCGACCGTCGCGAAGTAGCGCAGTTCGCCAGGCTCAGCCGGGTTGGGGTGCTTCTTGTCCAGCCAGGGCGCAAAGAATTGGATGATCCAGCGGCCCTCGGCTGTGGTCGGCGGGTTGAATGTCAGCAAGGCTTGGCACTTCTGGCCAGGCACAGTGGTACGCAACCAACCAAGCAGGAAGCGCACGGCAGACTCGCGCATGTTCGCGGCCTCATCAAACACCAGCAGGTCATGCGGTCGGCCCTGGTACTTCTTCTCGTCGTCTGGGTTTGGGAACGATCCGAACTCGACCTGGATGGGCACGCCATCGACGCGCCTGGTCCGCCAGATATTGTCCTTGCCGTTGTAGCCATTGCGGCCACCAAGCAGTTCGGTGATGCGGTCCAGCACGCCGGTCAACTCGGTGCCGTTCAATCGAAAGATGCCGACCTTGCGATGGCTGGTCAATGCCTTGCCGCAGGCCAGGTCAGTCTTGCCACCACCCGCCGCGCCGCCGTAGCCAATGATGTCGGCCTGGCTTTCGTACGCAATGGTCTGAGGCCCAGGCAATGGGCGCCACAAGGTCTTGTCGCTGGTCAGTAGGGAGTCGAGTTCTGCTCGCTCTTCATCGGTTAGATACGCCAGCAGTGCTGGGTCAAACGCCGCCGCCATTCTTGGCTTTCCGCGCCTGGGCTGTGGCCAAGATCGCTTGCAGTTTGGCCGCTCGCTGGGTGTCGTCCAGTGGCTCCATCAATGGGTTGTCAGGGTCACCGGCCAACACAGTGCGGTCGCCGTACTTCTTGGGCAGTTGTTTGGACAGCAACCACTTGCGGGTGTCGATCCGGACCTTGGACCGGGCGATCCATTCGCTGTTGGCCATCTCGTCGCCCTTGCTGTTTACCAGGGTGTCACGGCTTGTTTCGTCCGCGATCTCAAGGATCTCGTCGGCCATAGTCTCAAGGCCCACTTCGCGTGCGTGCGCGTATTGCTCCCGGAACCCTTTGAGTTTTTCATCAGCCAGCCACCTAAACACGGTGCTCATTCCAGGCATTGAATCATCGCGGCATATCGATCGCAGGCTTTCGCCATCAGCAAGACGCAGACAGATCAGGTCCGCTACCTTCTGCTCAAAGCTAGAAGGTCGACCATTTTTTTTCGGTTCAGTCTTGGGTTTCATCGATGATTTTTTTCCATCTATCAGGGGTTTGTGCTCGTCGCTCGTACTTGCAAATTTTCTTGATGGTGCTCAAGGGGATGTCGAAGATCTTGGCCAGTTTGCGGTAGCCCACTTCCTCGTCTTCGTGCATGTCACGGATCTTGTCTATGACCTCATCCGGAAGGCGGGCATTGTGATGGGATGCGCCAATGCGGTATCCCTGTTCATTTACTGCCACAAATTGCACGCGCTTCTTTCCCTTCATCTCATGCCAATAGGGTACTGCTTAACGCTTCGGGGGTTTCTTGCCCTTGTCTTTGCCATAGCCCATGATGATCTCCTCGAGTGTTGTGCGAAGTTGCACAGGGTTGATTTTGCATCATCATTGAATTTTCCGCAACGATGTCACCGGTAATTTCGAGCGCCCAATTTATTCGTTGTGGGTTTATGTTCCATCCTTCACGCGTGCGATCGAGAATTTTTTTTGCTTGTTCGAGTGCTGTCATTTTTTTCTTCTTGTGTGTATCGAGGCCATCACGGCCTTGAGTTGTTCTACCGATTTAACGCCGCGTTTTTTTTCACGGGCATCGAGTTCTTCTCTGCGCTTCCACAGTGGCAATGTCAGCAGGTGCTTGGCTTCGCATTCAATCATCCATTCGCGTGACCATGAGCCAACGACACGCCCATCGTGGAGCGTGACATCGATCTCGTATTGCTCGCGTGGTGTCAATGTTTTTGCTCCATGGCCGACATGTGCTTGAACCAGCCGTCGACGATCTCGATCGCTTCACGCATGACCATGTGCTCGAATGCGTGCTCGATCTTGCTTTCGCCGCTGTCGTCGTCCCAGCCAATAGCAAATGAGCAAACACCCATGCCTTCGGGTTGGCAAAAGAATCGCAACTCAGGTGCGCCTTCTTGGTTCTGCTGTTTCAACATAACGATCTGGCCATATCGGACCACATCAAATACTCGTGCGAATTTCATTTCAAACCTTTCAAATAAAAATATATTGCCACACCGATCAGTGCGACACCGATTCCTGCACCGATCAATAGTTCACCGATCAGCATCATGATGTGCCCAATGTTCATCGCACATACTCCAGGCGGATGGTTCGATACACAACACCGTCGTGCCACTTCTTGTCTGACTCGATGTCATACAGTTCGATGATGTGCTCTGCCTCTGCAAACTTCATGCGCTGATTGCGAATGCTGAACATGTAGATCAGCGGCGCTTTTTGCGTTGAGTAGGCCTCGATCAATTGAGGCAAGAGCAAGCGCTCTTTTTCTTTGATGTTGGCTGTGCCTTTGACATTGACCACGAAGGTGCGTTCATCACGCTGGATCACATAGTCGGGCATGTTGCGCAGTATGGGGTTGAGATTGTAGAAGGCGCCCACATTGGCAAACTTCTCATCAAAGCCCAGGCGCGTGCAGTTCCACCCATTGCGCTCGCACCATTGCTCAAACATCTCTTCGCCGATGTTGACACCGACGCCCTGCCTGTCCTGGTAGGTTTGGTCTGCATTGCCGTATGTCAAAACTTGCCTCCAATCTTCAGTTCGTTAAGTCTTAGCAGTGTGTTCAATGAATCCTCCTGTTGTCTTCTGGTTGTGTTCAGTTGCATCTCATCGGTCAAGTTCAAGGCCTGGCCAATCACATTGAACTCTTCGCCGGTTGTGCCCCACTTGCTGGTGCGCTCATGCCTGGCTTTGACTGACTTAATCGCGGCCAGTGATTGCTCCATGAGTTCGCGTGCCTCAACAGAATCGAAATGGTCACCGGACATCACATAGCCCCAGTTCAATCGAAAGCACACCGTGTTCCATGTGTACTCATCAGCGTCGCCGGTCTTAAACTTTTCCAACTCCATGTGTGGAACGAATTGCAGATCGACTTCGGCCTGTTTGTTGTGGCGAAAAATCTTTGGCAATACTGGCAATGGTTTTGGCCTGTACTTACTTCGCTTTCTCACAACTTGATGCCTCGCACCATGTGCTCTTGATCGATGCGTTTGCAATCGATCTCAGGCTTGTACGCTGGCCAGTGGCCTTCGCGCACCATGTCGCAGTAGTGTTGCTCTGCCTTGATGGCATCGTCGTAGTCCATCTGGTTGACGAATGCAAATGCACCCAGCAGTGCAAGCCATATCGAAACTGTTTTGATCGTGCTCATGTTCTCTCCTTTGGTATTGCCATCTTGTCGCGTAACTCGTCCATCATTTTTCTGACCCTTGCTCTGTTGATTGCCATCTGCTCTTCAGAGATCTTGTGCTCCAGCTTCGGCGGTTCAGGCCTTGGCGCCATGCGGCACAGTTCTTTAAACTTGATGCAGTTGGGCACGCGTTCAGGCAAGTGCTCGAGTGCATACGCAATGGCCTCTGGCCACTTCACAAATCCACCCAGTTCTTCAGCCCATGTGGCCTTTGCGTTTTCAAGTCCAGCGTCAATGCCATTGACCATGCCGGTGCTGAATTGCCCTGTGAACTCTCGGCCATAAATGACTTGGAGCCTGGCAAAAATCTTCTCAACCCAAGCGTTTGGCAGTATTGGATTCGGTGTCATAAATTTCCCCTTCGATGATGGTTCCTTGGTATTCGTCGTGTTTCGGTAAAAGTCCAAGAGATCTGGCAATGCCCTCCTGGTTGATCTGGTGCTGAGTCTTGTTGCCGTTCTGGTCTTTGTTGACCCAGTCGGCTTTGAACCCTGCCCATCCCCTTGCACAGCATTCGGTCAATGCGGCATTGAGTGACCAGCCTGCTTTGCGTGCTTCGCGCTCGATGCCTGCCATGGCCGCTTGAGTGACTGGAGCCTTCTTGGCTTTGCGCACTTTTGTGAATCCATCCCAAACTTCAGGCGATACGCCATCAGGGCAGGACAAGGGCTTGTCCCTTGTATTTATCTTTGTTTCTTGTTTTATGTTTACTGTTTCTTGTTTATTGTTTGGTTGCACGGTCGTTGAACGAGCGTTGGACCTTCGTTCAGCAGACGCCTTGCCCGCTCTGGATGCGGCTTCCAGCCTGTTGTGGTACTTCGCAATCTCTTCATCTGCCCTGCGATTGACCCATCCGGACCCCTCCACGAGTTCAAAAAATTCCTCGAGAACAGCACCGACTTCGTCTTCGTGATCGCGCATGTTGATCGCCCGTGCAACGGTCGTTGAACACTCGTTCAACGGTTGTTCGTGCAGGTAGTACAGATCCAGCAGACGACGGTAAGCACAGTCATCGATCACCGTGAGGTGCCGGGTGTGGCTTATGTAGTCGCCGATGTTGAATGAGTAGAAGTGCATCACGCACCTGCCTTGGCCTGGTCAAGCAATGAGCGGATCGTGTCATCGCTCTTGACTTTGGCTTTGTTGGTGCATGCAACGCAGGCCGCGTTGATGGTGTATCTCAGTGTCTCGCCGCAGGCTTTGCAGGGCTTACCGGTGTACTTGCGCTCGCCGTTTTTGGCGGCATTGATACGGGGGGAATCCAATTTAACACTCCTCTTGGTTGATGGTTTTCTAATTCTAAACCAATACCAAGAGGATGTGTCAAGGGTTTTTTTACAGGTCGGCTTCTTTCACAAAAACGCCGTCGATCATGCGACCTTTGCGGTCCTTGATTTCGTCGTAGGCCATCTCGATGCAAGCCTCAATGCTGAACCCCATCTGCTCGGCCAGGATGGTGAGCACCACCACAGCGTCGCCGATGCCGTCCATCACCTTGACCGTGTCCTTGCGGGCCAGGCCTGCGGCCAACTCGCCGATCTCTTCGATCAACTTGGTGAACTGCTTATCGGTCGTACTGCCGGATACCAGGTTGCGCTGGTGCGCCCAGCCACGAATGCGCACAAAGTCTTCATAGGTTTTCATATTACACCTCAAAATGGAATGTCGTCGTCCATGTCTGCCATGTCACCGGCAGGCTGTTGCGTTTGTTGCGTTTGTTGTGGCCGCGCTGGCGCGTCACCCTTTGGCGGTAGGTCCACCTGGTCTACAGACAGGCGCAGGCGCGTTTTTGGCGTGCCGTCCTTGGCTTTGTATTCCTCGAGTTTGATCGGGCCGCTGACGGTCACGCGCTGGCCTTTGGCAAGGTACGGTTGCAGGCTGGTTGCCCGCTTACCCCACAGTGCGCAATCGACCCACATGGTTTCGGGTTTGTCTTTGGTGCCGATGGCCACGCCGATGGCAAAGTTCAGGATGTTGTCGCCGTTGTGCTGGCGTAGTTCGGGGTCACGCCCCAGGTTGCCGGTGAGTATTGCAATGTTCATTCGTTGGATTCCTTCGAAATTTGGACGCGTACGAAACCACCGATCTGCCCCGCGTCCACTCGTGCAGTCAGTGTTGTGAATTGTTTGTCGTTGATCTTGAGTGCATCAGCGACGCCATCAAGTCCAGACTTCATCCTGGCCACCAGGTTGTCTCGATCGTAACTGCGCCGGTCGGGCGGCACAAACTCGAGCACCAGGTGCAGGTTGCCAGCGGGCACCAGGTCAGTCCTGATGCGGTACTGCTCGAGCGTCAACGCCCAGCAGGCTTCGCGGTATGCCGCCTTGACCTTTGACACCTTGGCCCAATGCAGGCGCTTGTTGGGTGACAGGTCCGAGGGTGGCCAGCCCAGCATGAGTTCAATCATTGACTTCGCGCCCAAACACGATGTCGTGCGCAGTGATGTCGATGCCGCGCTCCCAGGCTAATTCCAGGAGGCGACGCTGTACGGCAGTCGGCACGATGCCAGACTTTTGCCAGCGAGACACTGCGGCAGGATCGCGGTTGAGGGCGCGGGCGAGTTTTCGTACCCCGCCAAACATGTCGATGGCCAGTTCAACTGGCGATGTGTGGTTGATGGTGTTGTTCATCCATCAATGATGACACAGGCGCAACACCTTGTGAACCCTTGATTTACCTGGGAGGAACGAATACCCACATAAATCACTCGGAATAGGTATTGCGTTGTGGATATGTGTTGATGTAAGATCACCACATCGGACGAAAAAACGATACCGCATTCAGCACCGAGCGATGGCCACCTGGCCTGACAGAGTTAGCTAAATGGCCGTGACGACATTTTGGGAAAGATCCGGACGCAGGCTTATTAACCCAACGCCTGCACCCTTTAACTGTTTAGACGATGGAGAGAATCATGACTGCAATCAACACCACACCCGCTTCTGCTGACGAACTCGGCACACTGCTCGCCCAGATCGCCACGCTCACCAAGCAAGCCGACGCCCTCAAGGATGCCATGAAAGACCTGGCCAGCAACGGCGGTCCCACAGTATTCGAAGGCGCCCTGTTCAAGTCGACCTATGTCGAGGCTGACCGCGCTGTCACCGACTGGAAAAAGTTGGCCAAGGAACAGGGCATCTCTGCCGACATCATCGCGTCGTACACCAGCACCACCGCTGTGTTCAGCATCAAGACAACCGCACGCTAATCAGGAGGCCGACATGAGCACCATTACCAAAATTGCAAACCGTTTGTGGGTGGCACACATTGATGACGAGCGTGCCGATGGCAACAGCATCATCGTCACCTTGGACAACGACTTTGTTTTTGACGACGAGCGCGACTGTGGCGTGCGTGGGTTTGACACCCTCAAAGACGCCGAGCAAGGCACCCGTCTCAACTGCGTTATCAACAAAAAAAATGTTAACCCAGTACGGCATTCTTGATGACGAGGGCGCCGTGGTGCGCTGGGTCTGGGACAAGCCGTCCTACCCGCACATCACGCGCAAAGTGCCCCGTTACCGCAAGCCCAAGTTCGACATCAGCACCCTACCAGACGCACCATTTTAAGGAGATCACCATGGATTCATACACAGCAACCGGCATCGCAGAAGGCTTTATCGAGGCCGACTCAGAGGACCAAGTCATCGAGGCTTGGCAGACATTGATTGACACAGGCCTGGCCTGGCAACTGCAAGGCTGGTTTGGCCGTCAGGCCAGCCGCTTGATCGAGGAAGGCATCTGCCTACCCGCCGAGCAAAGCCGCCTGCTACGGGCCGCAAAAGCCCTGGGCAAGATTGAGTTCATTAAAGTGGGGGGCTGATCATGTGGTTTACATCCTCACACGGCACGATCGAGATCGAGATGACTATGGCCCAGGCTCAGTCAGCATCACACCAGGGCCAATGCGACGCCGATGTCCTGGCTTTGTCCAACAACCGCAAGATTCGCCGCCAGTTGGAGCGCATCGATCCAGCCGCATTGCGCAAAGAGTTGGCCGAGTACGGCGCCTGGGATGAGCAGGAGTTGGACGACCACGAGCAAAACATCCAGCGCATCCTTTGGATCGCGGCAGGCGACATCGTTGAAAACCAATGGAGCAAATCATGAGCCTATACACGGACCTGGTCGAGGCTGGCATCGAGGTCAGCAACTGGCAGTCGGACTTGTATTTCCCGGTGTCGTATGAGTCCATGGAAATCTTGGCCAAGTACCCAAACCAGTCGCGCTCAATCTTCAAATCAAACATCGATGGCCGTCCAACGGTTGAGGCGCCGTTCGCCTTTGATCCGTACTGGGAATCGAAAGTTGTTGACACAGCGTCAACGAAATAGAGTAGAATTTCAACACATCACCACAAGGAGATACAAATGGCAGACATCAGCATCCACAACACCAAGTCAATCGTCATCAGCGAAGTTCGCGAGATCAATGGCAACACTCCGCTGTACACGCGAGACATCACCATCACCGACGCCAGTGGCCACGAAGTTGTGATCACATGCTTTTCAACCAGCGAGGAAGCTGAAGAATTGCGGGTGTTGCTGTGAAGCGCAACAACTACATCGCCGAGATCGAGCACCGCGTTTGCGGCATCCCTTGCATCATCGGCGTCACCGATTACGAGGGCTACACACCCGCGTATACCTCCGGCCCACCAGAGAACTGCTACCCGGCAGAGGGTGGGTCCGGGGACTTTGAGATCCTGGACCGCAAAGGCTACCGCGCCAAGTGGCTTGAGAAAAAACTTACAGCGCGAGATGAGGACGCGATCCAGGAATTGATTTATGACCACATGGAGAATGACTGATGACTATTCAGAGAATCGAAATTGAGAGTGAAAAGCAGTGGCTTGCCGAGCGGGCCAAAGATGTGACCAGCACCGAGGTGTCGGCCTTGTTTGGCTTGTCGCCTTACCTGACCGAGTTCGAACTGTTTCACCAAAAGCGCGACGGCGTGACCGTCAAGTTTGAACCCAACGAGCGCATGAAGTGGGGCAACCGCTTGGAGTCGGCCATCGCGCACGGCGCCGCCGAGGACATGGGCTGGAACATTGCCAAGTTCAATGTGTACATGCGCGACCAGGCCGCACGCATCGGGTCCAGCTTTGACTTTGAGATCAAGTCCAGCGCCAATGGCCCAGGCATTCTCGAGGTCAAGAATGTCGACTGGGTGCAGTATCAGAAGTCATGGATCGACGACGGCAACGGCAACATCGAGGCGCCCGAGCACATCGAGTTGCAGGTCCAGCATCAAATGGAAATTGCCGATTACGACTGGTGCGCGATCGTGGCGCTTGTCGGTGGCAACGAGCAAAAGATAGTCCTCCGAAATCGCGATCGGGACATTGGCAAAAGTATACGCGAACGCACCAGCGAGTTCTGGAATCGCGTGCAGTCCAACACCGCGCCATCAGCCGATTACACACGCGACGCTGAGTTCATCATCAAGCAGTTGCGCAACGGCGCAGACGAGGGTTTGGTGGCTGAGGCTGACCGTGAACTCGAGGACATGATCAAGCAGTTTGAATTCGTGCGCAAAGAGGCCAGCGATCTGGAAAAGATCAAGGACCAAAAGCGTGCAGAGATCCTGGAGCGCATTGGCCGCGCCAGCAAAGTTCTCACCAGTTTTGGCTCGCTATCGACGGGGCAAGTCAAAGGCCGATCAGGCACTCTCATCACGCCTGAGATGGTCGGCACAGTCATCGGTGCAACCGAGGGCTACCGCAGTTTCCGTTTTTATCCCAAGAAGGAGAAGTAAACCATGGCAACCGAGCAACGCATTTACAAAGTCGTCAGCAATGACAAAGCCTACCTGGTCCAGGCCATCAGCCAGGCACAAGCACTGCGCCACATTGCAGGCCGCATGTACCAGGTCGAAGCCGCCAGGCCCATCGATGTCGCCACGCTCATGAGCAACGGCATCAAACTCGAGGTGGCCAGCACGATCCCCGAGCAAGACCAACTCAAACTTGAAGGAGCACAAGCATGACTACAGGAACCGAACTCAGCCCCATCGAAGCAATGCGTGGCACCTTGGTGAGAATGCAACCAGAATTCCAGGCCGCACTGCCACCGCAGATCCCGGTCGAGAAGTTCATCCGCACCACACTCACCGCAGTGCAAATGAACCCAGACCTGCTGGGCGCCGATCGTCGCTCACTGTTGGGCGCGTGCATGAAGGCCGCACAAGATGGCCTGCTGTTGGATGGCCGCGAAGCCGCGCCCGTGATCTTCAACACCAAAGAAGGCAAGAAGGTCCAATACATGCCAATGGTCGGCGGCATCTTGAAGAAGATCCGCAACTCAGGCGAACTGTCCAGCATCAGCGCACAAGTGGCGTACGACAAGGACCACTTCGAATACGAACTGGGCGACAACGAGAACATCGTTCACCGTCCATTCCTGGGCGAGGATCGAGGCAAGCCAATCGCTGTGTACGCTGTGGCCAAGACCAAGGACGGCGCAATCTACCGCGAGGTGATGAGCGTTTCCGATGTCGAGAAAGTGCGAGCCGCCAGCCGCGCAGGCAAGTTCGGCCCATGGGTTGACTGGTGGGATGAGATGGCCAAGAAGACTGTGATTCGTCGCATGGCCAAGCGCCTGCCATCAAGCGCAGATCTGGACCAGGTTATCGCCAACGACAATGAGGCATCAGGATTCGTCCAGGTGGAGCGCAGAGAGGCCGTAAACATCACGCCGGTACCAGAGGCCCAACAAGCCCCTTTGAGCCGCCTGAAGGCCTCTATGGGCCAGCCAGCGGATGATGTCATTGACCAGGCAACTGGCGAGATCACACAAGCGGAGGTGGCCAATGTCCCAACTGCTGACGCCTAAACAATTGTGCGAGCGATGGAAGGTCGCCGATAACACCCTGCGCAAGTGGCGGGTGGCCAACATCGGACCGGCCTACATCAAACTGGGCGATGGTCGAAACAGCGAGGTGCGGTACCGCATCGACGATGTCGAGGCTTTCGAGAAAAGCAATCGATTCACAACCGACAATAAATGAGGAAAGCCATGAGGACCAGAATGATCACAATCCTGATTGTCTGCTCCCTTGGCTGGATCAGTGGGTGCTCGAGCAACAAGCCGATGCCACCCACACCAGTCGAGCAGGAGTTGATTCTTGATAAACAGATTCACTCGATGAGCCGCAACGAAGTCATCACTGCGGTTCGTGAGTGTGAGTCAACAGGCCTTCGCGCCGTCATGATGTATGGAAAACGAAAGGTCAACGGGTACTCAGCCGACATCGTCATCGATGTCACATGCGCACCCAGGTGAAAAAAAACCCCAGGGGAATGAAACCCTGGGGCTAACCGTCGTGAAGGAGTAGGCAACTGCTTATGCCAGACGGGATGGAGACAACTCAAACCAGTTCAAAATGCGGGCCGTCAATGAACGGCCTTTTGTTTTGCTTGCGCCGGGTGTCGATGTAGTAGACCATGGCCTCTTCCATCGTGCCGCGCCAAAGCCGGATGTCCGGCACATTCC